CGGTTCCATGGAGATAAGCAGAGAGATCAGAAATTGGTTTTCCTTTCCCATCTACCCAATCTCCAGTATCAGTCATAATAGGGGGTTTAATCGACTTGGAGGTTAGTCTTGAGAGTTCAGTAATCATGGAAAATATTCCATCATTAAGTTCTCCCTTGAGTCCATCCAAAGTCGCTCGGGCTTCTTTGAGCAAAACTTTACACTTTACAGTGTCAAGCAGCATCGCAGAATCCGATTTTCTCATATGGATTGCTTCACATTGTTTTTTATATTCTCTCCACACCTTAGCTCGTAAGCCAACGTGCTTTGAAAAAGCAAGTGAATCAGGTCCACAGGAGACGGTTTCCAAAACAGTTCGTCCATCCATTTGAATGTTATTAGCAGCATTAATATCACACTCAGATTGTGCTAGTGGTACTCTATAAAAAGAGCGAAATCCAGCAGCTTCCTTGTGATTCCAAAAATGCGTCAACGCATCCAGATCAGTTCGCAAGTGTATACCACATCGGTAACACTTGTTATTCCTAGCAGGGTCATTAATCCGCATGTGAATCGAACGATGTTGATCCACAGTAAAATGAGAGTTCTTAACAAAACAATGGGGGCAATATTCATCACGTCGATGAAGAGAATGATTAATCTCCCGATCTCTCACAGTAAAATACTGTTGAGTTTCAGAAGACAATCGATATTTGTACGTGGGAGGCAAGAAACCATAAGTTTCTCGCGCCATATGTTTGGTCAATAATACATGGTAGAGGGCATGCTCCTTTGAATCTCTAAAAGATCCAACAAAAGCAGAGCATCCCAAACAACGATGGTTCATAGGGTATCTATCATATGGAGCTAGAGAAGCTTCATAAATATCAATCAAATTCTCCAAAGTAGGAGAACCTGAAGCTTTAACAAATCGAAGAAATCCAAAATATTCATAAACATTAGGGGCAGATCGCAATTGATCCTTTTTAAATTGAGAAATTGTAAATTGGGCAACAGAGTGAGCACTTCTATCGAAAGAAAATTGGGTTATCTTTGAAGTTGTGGCCATGATTGAAAAAGGGAAAAACGGTTTGGGTTTTTGGGTAAGCGATAACGTTCACTCACCACTAACGAGCTCATATTAACTAGTTGAGCCATCACCGGGTCTTTATGAATAAATTCATCTAAGGCGACCAGCCGTCGAATCCAATCAGCGTAAAATCCAAGGGTATGAGGGGCATCATATGGTCAAATAAGAATAGAGTATTGTACATTGAACATAACAGATATAGAGGTTCCAGCATC